TGCGGCGTTCCTTAGCCCGCGGGAGAGTCCCCGGGAATGTGGCGGGTGTGGAAAGGCGAGGCGTTGGGGAGAGGCAGGTGTGAGTTTTCAGAGAGAATGAAAAAATGGGGTTGAACGGCGGGCGGGGCCGAAATGAATGTGCAAAAAGGCGGAATACGACGTTTTTTAACCAAATAACGTAAAATTTAATGATGCGTGAACGGAAAAGTTCGCATAAAAAATGCAAGTCCCTGAAAAGGGGCTTGCAATTTTTTTTGCCCCTTTTTAGGGCGATTTTGGCACCGACAGCCAGATGACAAAGCGCAACACAAAAATGAGGTCGGAGCGTGTTTAAGAAGTGTTCAAAGATTTGAACGCACGATAAAAAACAACGAATATTCAGCAAATATCATTTGCACACTGCCATTTAAGAAAATCTTTAAGGCGTTCAAATATGGAAGCAGAAATGCATCGGAAAATGGCAATCCTGATTATTCCAATGCGAAAAAGTGTTTCGCATTGCTTTTCGCCTTTCGCATTACGATAACACGTTGATTATTTGATAATAACACGGTGCGAAGCAATTTCTGGATTTCGCATTAAAATGCCGCAGAAATGTCCCCTCCAGGGGTATCTGTGCAGCGCTTTTTTATATATGCAAAGTAAGCAGGCGACTATTGAAACACATTGCAAAAATTGCTGTAAAAATAACCCCTAGCGTTGGAATCCAACAAAAGCGAGACAGAAAGGCCGCTCTTGTGCCATGCTGGATTTGGAATTAGAAGCCCCTTTCGTCCGATGTCCCGTCATCTCTGCGACGCGGATCGGGGCTGGAGGGGAAGTAATATTGTTGGGTATCCACCAGATCTGCGCTCAATAACTTCATGTAGAAGTTATATGCTTTTGCAAAATCTATCTTTTGCCCCTCTTCACCGCGCCGGGCTTCCTGCTGATAGTTACGGGAAAAATCATAGGCGATGTTACAAAAATGCTCCAGTAAATGAGTGGTGCGGCGCTGAAACTCGGCATCTTCCACATGCAAAGCGTTGGCAATATAGGCCAATGCTCCGCGTACATAGAACTGCGTTTCAGGGCTGGCCTGCTGGTAACTTTCCAGAAGGCCAGGCAACAAAGATACATCTATTTTCTTGAGTTCATCGAGCGTTGAGGACGATTCCCATATAGGCCGAGTTGGATCATCACTCTCGCCACGAAGGTAGGCTGCTGATATGTCAAGTGCGTTGGCAATTGCAAGCATTGCCTCAGCACGGGGCTCTTGGCCGCGATATAAATAATTTTTTATCGTATTTTCGGATATTCCAGTTTTCTCGCTGAGTCCAGGAACAGATATTTTCCTGATTTTCATTTGCTCCTTGAGCCGATCTGAAATATTCATTTGAGATAGCTTCTCCCCCGTTGCAAGATGGCAAATTTTTTTATAAGTATAGCATATTTGTGTCTATATGAACACTAAAAAGCGAAAAAAACTCTTGACGTGCCTGTATAGACACTATATAATAATTATAGTGTCTGAACAGACACGGAAGGGGGCCGGATACCTTGAATTATATACCTAAGATTTCACGCCTTCGTGAGCAAAGGGAAAAATGTGGACTGACTAGGTTTGCATTGTCGAAAAAAATCGGCATGGGTGGGAGCGCATTATACAGGATAGAAGCTGGCATAAGCCCCAGTGTTCATGGACTCACCGCAAAAGCCATCGCTGATGCCCTGGGCTGTCAGGTAGAAGATATTTTCACCATTCCCAGTCGTTCCAGCCAGAAGGCTGCTTCAAATAGGTGACAGAAAGGAAATCACCATGAACAAATTGACAGTGTTTCAGACGTTGAGCCGAAACGGCCCATGGGGCCGTCTGCCGGGGATGGCCACCCGGCACTGATGATGGCAGGCCAAGGAGAACGCCATGCACATTCGCATTATAGATGCCATACAGGAACAATACGGCGAGAAATACCCCACACTGGAGGATGCTCTGAACTGGTGGGCGTGGCCCGAGCATTGGCGGCGCGGCGCATGGGACAGCGATTTTGTGACAGGTATAAAGACCGTTGAAACGGCGTTCAACCGTCCATTCAAAAAGGAGGAAAAAGGGTTGGAAGATGCAATCTTGACAGCGCTGAAAGAAATGATCGGCGAAGAGCCCGGCACGATCGAGAAGGCGCTGGAGCGGCATTACCGCCGGGAGCTGCTGGACATCTGGCTACGGTATGAGGGCTTGATCGGCTATACTGGTGAGATCCTGCATGTGATGGAGGCGCTTGGTTATGACATTGATACCGAAGAATGACCGGGTGCCGGTTCAGAAGCTGGGCGATCCGCTGCTGGTTGGCGAGACCTACCCCAATGCTGGGAGCCAGTACAAGGTTCTGAAGGTGGAAGGGTACTATGGGGATGCCTGGGTACAGAATATCAAAAGCGGATGGACCTGCAAGGCACACCGCCCCGCCCTGTACCTGATGCCGGATGGACAGATCGAACTGCAATGGGCTTACAGCACAGAGGGGCATTTCGATAAATCTCTTGCGTAATGTTGCAAAGTAAATATGCTGGATATGTCAACAGCCGAAACGGCCCTGCGGGGCCGTCTGCCGGGAATGGCCGCCCGGTACTGATGATGGCAGGCCGAAACAGAAGTCCACTCCAACGCGGGACGGACAAAAAGGACGGTAAGAATGTCTAACAAGAAAATCTCAACAAATCCTAGCTCTCTCAGGACGCTGAAAAAACTCATGCTTAAAAATGGAGTTCCGCTGAGCGTGTGCGTTGATGACGGCTCTGCTCATATGCCGTTATCAGAGGAAAATTTCCCCAAAAAGTCGGAGAACATATACGTTAAGAAATCCGAATCGGAATCCGGGACAGATAGCTTGCGGTCTTGATCGGCCTGAACGAGTTCTTGCGTGACTTGCCAATAAACAGTATATGCAGTAAGAACAATTTCAGGCGGAACTGTACGGTTAGCTATAGAAGGAAATTCCTTATCATCCAGATGCAATGCAATGGCATGAATATAAGCCATTGTAAGACCCCAGTTTTCTTCGCAAATATCATACCGCTTCTGTAAGTCGGTGAGAGTGGAAAACGATAGGTACTTTTCATGGAACTCCGGTGTATTGATTACAGGAGAAAACAACCGAAACAAGCGATTTCTTACATCATTCACTGTTATTTGCATTGATGCTACATCCTTTCCCTTTGTGTAGAGCAGAGTCACTACACAGTACTCGTTTATAGAATATCACAGTCTGGAAAGAAAGACCAGCATTGCCGAAACGGCCCTGCGGGGCTGTCTGCTGAGGGGTGACCGCCCAGCACTGAAGATGGCAGGTCAAAATTGAGGTGAATGGATTGGAAGCACTACTGAAAGCAACGGAGGTCGCCCACCTATTGGGATGTACCAGCAGGGCTGTCCAGCTTCAGATTAAAGCAGGTCGTTGGCCTCATCAAATGGAAAGAAATGCACAAAACCGGCCAATCTGCCTGATTCCTCTTTCTGCTCTGCCGGAGCCTGCTCAGAAAAAATACATCGCCGATCACAGTCCGGCGGTCAAAACTGCCGCCCCGGCCGTTGCCCAGGATAAGCCAGCGCCCAAGAACAAGCCACTGGAAAGCTACACCGCCGAGGAACGTGCGGAGATCAGCTGCTGGATAGCCCTAGTGGAACAGTGGCAGGAATACCGCAGCAAGGCCGGAAAGAAAAAGGCCGAGTGCGATGAGAAGTTCGTGCTTCGTCAGTTGGAAGAGCCGGAGCGCCAGATTAGCGTGGAAACGCTGTACCGCAAGTGGGCGGCGATCCGCGAGGGAGACCTGGATGCCCTGGTGGATAAGCGCGGCAAGGCCCGCAAGGGCAAGACCGTGCTGCTGCCGGAGATCGAGCAGGAATTTTTGAGCCTGTTCTTGGATGAGGCGCAGTTGCCGATCCCCCGCTGTGTGGCGCTGACCGAGCAGTGGGCGCGGGAAAATATGCCCACGGCCCTGCCGCTGCCCAGCTATCACACCTTTTACCGCAAAGCCAAGGCGGTACCCTATGCGGTGACGGTGCTGTGCAGAGAGGGCGAAAAAGCCTACTACGACAAGTGCAGCCCCTACATACGCCGCGAATACGAGAGCATTTCCGCCAACGACTTCTGGATCGGCGATACCCATACACTGGACGTGGAGAGCGTGGGGCCGGATGGCACCCTGCATCGCCTATATCTGAGCGCCTGGCTGGATGCCCGCAGCGGTATTTTTACCGGCTGGTATGTGACCGCCAATCCCGGCAGTCAGGCCACGCTGAATGCGCTCCGCAAGGGCATTATCGCCCGCGGAATTCCCTCGAACGTGTATGTGGACAACGGCCGCGAATTTTTGACCTACGACATCGGCGGGCGTGGGCACCGCGCCAAGAAGCGTCTGGCCGATGGCAGCGAACCTTTTGCCCCGCCGGGCGTGTTTGAGCGGTTGGGCATCAAGATGACCAACGCCATTGTGCGCAACGCACGCGCCAAGCTGGTGGAGCGGCGGTTCGAGGATTTCAAGAACTATGTGAGTCGGCTGTTCCCTACCTATACCGGCGGCAACGTGGTGGAAAAGCCCAACCGGCTGAAATACGTGCTGAAGCAGGGCGACCACGTGCCGACGGACGCCGAAGTGATTGCGGCGGTAGACACGCTGATTGAAGGGTATTTGAACTGTGAGCCCTACGGCGGCAGCGTTGCCGAGGACAAAGGCAAAAGCCGCGTGGAGGTCTGGCGGGAAAGCCTGCCCAATGGCGCGGTACGGCAACCGGCCAGTGAAAACGACCTGCAGCTGATGCTAATGCGTACCAGCAAGCCGGTACGGGTGACCCGCCGCGGCGTGACACTGAAGATCCACGGCCTGGAGTTGGATTTCTACACCCCGGAACTTGCCAACCTGCGCATGCAGGACAAGGTGTATCTGCGGTATGACCCGGAGGACCTGAGCAAAGTGCGGGTCTACGATATGGAGGACCGTTTCCTCACGGAAGCCCCGCAGAGCAAGCTGACCGCCGGGTACCTGGCTACACAGGAGCAGATTGCCGAGCTGATGGCCGCCAAGCGCAAGGCCGAAAAGGCAGTACGGGAGTACGGGCAGGCGCTGCGTTTGCCGGATGACCCGGAGCGGGCGCTCAACCTGGCTACCGCTCTGGCACGGCACAACCTGGACGAACTGGCCCTGGCTCCGAACCCGAAGTGCATCGAACTTCGTCGCGCCGAGCAGGAAGAACCCCTGCTGCGGGCCGTGGGCGATATCGATATTGGAAGCATGAACGACTACCTGATCAGACAGCGAGGAGGTTTCGAAGATGGAGAAGATCTATGATGAGTCCATGATCCGGCGAGTGCAGGAGTACATGGAAACGCACAAAATCAGCCAGAACCAGATGGCGAGCAAGGTGAATATCAGCAGTGCGGCCCTGAGCAGCTACATGAACCAGAAATACAAAGGTTCGGTGGAGACTGTGGAACGTCAACTGAAGGAATTCTTCGCCATAGCGGAGGAGTCGGCGGCCGCCGCCGAGAAGACCGGCGGTCTGCTGCCCCGTGAAAGTTACATACCGACCTCGATTTCGGAGGACGTGTACCAGGGAATCCGCTTCGCGCAGCTGGAACACTGCATGGTGGTCCTGCACGGGGACGCAGGCGTGGGTAAGAGCAAGGGCGCGCAAAAATATCTGCGCGACCACTCTACCAGCGCGGTGGGCATCAGTATCACCCCCAGCACCGGCACACTGACCGGCGCGATCAAGCTGCTGGCCCGCGCCCTGCGGGTGCCGGAATGCCGCAACAAGATGGACCAGATGATGGCGCTGCGGCAGCGGTTGGATGGCACCAACCTGGTTATTATCATCGACGAGGCGCAGCACCTCAAATACGCGGCCCTGGAAGAGATCCGCTCCCTGACCGACGATAACCCCATGACCGGGGAGCACGGTGTGGGCGTGGTGCTGATCGGAAACAGCGAGGTATACAGCCGCCTGCAGGGACGGCAGCAGGCGCAGTTTGCCCAGCTGTTCAGCCGCATTCGCATGCAGCGGGAATACACCACCCGTAAGGTCAAGCGGGAGGACGTGGAGAAACTGTTCCCGGTGCTGGCCAGCCGCGGCGCAAAGAAGGAACTGGATTTTCTGCTGGGGGTGTGCCGGAGCCCCTGGGGCATCCGCGGCGCGGTGAACCTGTACAGCAACGCCGCCAGCGCTGAGGATATCAGCTACGATAATCTGTACCGCATGGCCGCCCACATGGGCATCGGCATGTTGGGGCATGTGTAAGGAGGGCACTATGAGCAAGGTAAAATTCACGGTAATCTTCGCCGCCGGTGCGGTGGCCGGGGCGTTTGGAATGTACGCGTTGAACGTGGCGCTGGCGCGGGACGGCGGCGCCCTGGGCGGCGAGGCATTGGTGATTCCGTTGGTTGTCCTGCTTCTGTGGGCCGGGTACTGTCTGGGCCACGCCAAGGAGACGGTAGCGGAACTGCTGGACCTGCCGACCGATGAGATCGAGCCGGCAGACAATGCCGAGTATTGGCATGGGTACACCGAGGGCTACGACGACGCCCTGGCCACCATGGAATTCGCCAGACCGCCCCGCAAGCGGCCGACCAAAAAGCGGCGGCGCAGTGACCGGCAGGCTTTGCCGGAACGCCGCAAGGGGGCGTAAGCCCCTTCCTTAATGCAGCCGGAGCCGATGGCTCCGCCGGTCCCAAGCCCGGAAAGATGCAGAGGGAGGAAGGAGATTGCCTATGGAAAACAAGAAGTCATTTCAGCCCTGTGCTGCTGAGCAGGTACAGGCGTACATTGACCGGCTGCAGGCCATGATCTTCCCGACTGGCGGCGCGGATCTGCTGTATGCGTACATCGCGCTGATCGTGCTGCGGAACAGTATCCGGCCGTTGCTGCCGTTCGGCGCCGAAGATTATGCCCAGCTGCTCGCCAGCAGATTCCAAGCACAGATCGAAGGAGAGGATTGACCTA